TCACTCGTAATGAATAGGTCCGGGGTTGGCTTCCCCTGGATTGTCATCGCCGCCGCCGGGGCCACGGCCCGGAACGGGCTTTATCCCGGCCGTCACGTAGATGTATGAAATCCCGGTACCTGCGCAGGCGCGATCAAGCTCGTCCACTGCCCATGCGACCTTGCCTGAGATTCGAGTAGACATCGCCTGGGGCGAGATTCCCACCGCGCGGGCCAGTTCGGTGTACTTGATCCGTCTGCCCGCGCACTCTTCACGGATGCGGCGGGCCACGGCAGCAGCCCGCGATTCGCCGCGATCACCATCAACAGCCATCAAGGTCGTCATGAGGTGAACTTTAGGTCATTTCTGTTGCAAAGTCTATCGCTCAGCGGTAGTCATCTACGACACGCCGTAGAAATTCACGTCGATGGACTTGCGTCGAACTACTGCTGAGCAGTAGAACTACATGCATGTCACTAATGACTACTGATCAGCGAGTGGCGGCGAATGTGCGGGCTGAGTTAGCCCGTAGGCGGGTCAACCGGCAAGCCCTGGCCAAGGCGATGGGTATCGGCCCGATGGCCGTTTCGCGCCGGATGTCTGGTCAGGTTTCGTTTTCGATCGCCGAGCTATTCCAAGTCGCTGAAATCCTGAAAGTTGACATCGCGGCACTCATCGCGATCGATCAGGCGATTGCATCGTGAACTGCGATCAGCCCAAGGCTGCGGTGCCTCTGGGCGACTTTGGCATGCCCGGAGTTCCCCAGCCCTGACCCGCCCGCCAAACAACTGAATACGGAAATACCCCAGGGCCGGGCACCTCTGCCAAGAACCACCCGGACCCTGGGGCCACTGCAACCAGGATAGGAGCCCCTGGCATGTCCCACCGTAACCCCGACAGCTATCAGCGCGTCGGAACTATCCGGGCCGCAATCATGCGACACGCCTTCTGGACCGTGGCCGCGCTGGCCCTCATCTACGCGCTCGTCATGCTATTCGCCTACCAGTACACGCAATTCGTCATCTGCATGGCGCTCGTGCTGGTCGCGTCCTGCATTGATCTGTGGGTGCATCGTCGCGGGCGTTACCGCGACCGATCAGCCACATTGCTGCTGTCCGCAGTGGTGGGCATCGCGGTAACGGCAGTCCTCGCGCAGGTGGGGGTGACCGCGTGAAGCTCATGCAGCTGTTCGAGTTCCGGCGCCGCATCCCTGACTCGCGGAATGTGTTGCAGCTCAACAAGAGTATCGACAAGGCGGGCTCCGTCATGGATATGTTCGCCGAGACTGCCGACGCTGCCGGGTTTGATCTGGGGGCCGACGCCGATGGTGTCGAACTGGCGCTGGTGGACTTCTTCACGGACCGCGATGCGCGGGAGCAGGCGAGCGCCGCGCTCAGGGCGGGTGCCTAATGCAGCAGCCCACCAAGGCATTTGCCGACATGATGCTTGAACTCGCCGACCGGCTACAGGCAGTCCTGACCGAGATATACCCGGACGGGAACAATCAAGGCAGTCTGATCGTCAGCCCGGACTCGTTGCGGGCGGCTGGCCGACACTACGCGGCCCTGGCCGAGCAGCGCCGGGTGGAGATTCTGGCGCAGCTCAGGAAGTTCCAAGCCGAGCGCAGGCCCCCGCAGTGATCGGCATGATTCCTGGTCGCAAGTTTATTGATGACCTTGGCAGACAGTGGGAATGGTGCGGAGGTCGGCCCGGAACATGGGCATGGCGCCTCACCGCGTTGCCCTGTGAAGGCCACAGCGCAGACCTGGCCGACCATCAGCCGATCGGCGAATATCCACCAATCGATATGTACGACCTGGTGCCCATTGAGCGGAAAGTCGGGGCGCTTATGGCTGTGCAGCTCGCGTGCGAGGCGCTGTCCAGCTTCATCGGCGTGGAGCTATTACCAGGATTCACAGACGATTTCGCGGCGGTCCTGCGGCTACCGCCCGCCGCGTCCAACATCTAGCAGGGAGGCCCGTTCATGTCACGTTCCGAAGACCCGACCCTTGTCAATCTGGAAACAGCCGCCAGCGCATCGGGCGAAATCACTTCCATGACAGGTGATTCCATCGAAATACAGGGGAACTTCACCCCTGGTCAGGCATTGGTGCTACGCCCCGGCGCAAGGGTGTTCGTCCTGGCCGTCGATGACGCCATCGAGATCCTTGACGGCCTCACCGCCGACGCCGCCGCCGAGGCCGCAGCTGCCGCCGCCGCTAAAGCCGCCCATGAGGTCGCTAAGGCGGTCGCTACCGCCGCAGGACAGGCGGTCGAGAAGATACAGGCTGGTCTCGAATGAAGTTTGCGATCGACACCGATCTTCTCGCCGAGACCATCGCGGCGGCAATCAGTTCCGTGCCATCGCGCCCGACCTCGCCGGTCCTGGGCGGTGTGTTGATCGAAGCACAGATTGGCGCGGTCACGATGTCTAGTTTCAACTACGACCGCGCCACCAAGCGCACCGCGCCCGCTATGGACGTTGCCGAGCCTGACACCGTTGTTGTCTCGGGCAAGCTGCTGAGGGCGATCGGGGGCAACCTGCCCCGCAACAAAGACGCCACCGTTGACGTGAGCGGCCAAGAAATGGTTATCACGGCTGGCCGCACCGCGTTCCGGCTCCCGCTGCTGCACGCCGAGGACTACCCGAACCTGCCGATCATGAAACCCGACGAGGACACCATCGGGACGGTCGATGGTGACACGTTCGCCGAGGCCGTCCAAGTCATCGGCGCGTTGGCCTCCACCGACGAACAGCCCGCCAATCTCACCGGCATCAACCTCACTTTCAGCTCAAACGGGTTGTGGCTGTGCGCTACTGACCGATACATCGTTGGTCGGCGCCGCCTGGACTGGGCGGGCAACACGCAGGCTCAGGCCCTTGTCCCGGCTGCCGATCTACTCGCAACAATCAAGGCAGTGGCAGGCCCGGCCCCCGAAGATGTCGAAATCCTGCTGCGCAACGGATCGATGTTTGGTCTGCGCACCTCGGCGACCACCGTCATGACCAGTTGCCTCGGTGAGGAATTCCCGCCGATGGAAAGGGTACTGACGCCCGCTGTCTATTCCGCGGTGTCCACCGTGCCCACGGCGGAGCTGGCCTACATGCTGCGGCGGGCGTCGTCCATCGCCGACGACGGCTACGCCCAGATTGACATCGAAGTCGATGCCGGGGGCCTGTCGGTCACCACCACCAAGAGCGCGACCGGCAAGGTCAACGACAGCATTGCCTCTGAGCACCAAGGTGATTACCGCCGCGTCGCTTTGTCGTCGCGGCGCCTGCACAGCGCGCTATCGGTGGTTGATGACCCCGAGGTGAGCTTGGGTTTCCGCGCGACCGGACATCTGGTCGGTATCCACCCTGGCGCACTGGAGCGCACAGACGACGAAGTTGACCTGCTGGCGTGCAACAACTTCGCCCTACTCATGGGGATTTCAGGCAAGTGATGGCAACCTGCGCCGCTCCCGCAGGAGCCCCAGTACACATCTACCGCTTCTATGCCTGGCAGCGCGGGAAGTGTGACGGCGGTTGCGGATTCCAACTCAAACCAGGCGACCTCGTAACCAGACGCGGCAATGAATTCAGCTGCAACACATGCGCAGAAAGGTGGAACTGATGGGCGAGCGACGACGCATCAACCTTGACGGGGCCGAAGACAGGCTAGGCGGCGACGACTTGGATATCAGGACCGCGACGGCTATGGCGCTGATCGACATTGCCGAGACGTTGCGAGACATCTACGACTCCATGCCGTCAAGGTGGGACTGACTGATGACCCACAGCGCTACACGGTTCTTCTGGTCGTGGCTGATCGGCTCGGCGGCGTTCTCCATCCTTGGTGTCGTCACGCACGCGATCCTCGGTGATGCGCGCTCGGCGCTGATCGCCTCGGTGCTCGCGGTCGGCATCGTGGTGATCCAGCTGTGCGCCACGTACGGCGTGCACGCCTTGGTTCAGGAACGCATCACCGGCGCCGCGTACCGGTGGGCGCTGGCGATCGCCGTAGCGCTGGCCCTCGGTGCGTTCGTGCTCAACTTCGTGGCGCTGCGCGATCTGGTGATCACCTGGGCGGGCACCGCGCCCGTCATCGCGTGGATCGTGCCGCTAATCATCGACCTGGGTATGACGGCGAGCACTCTGGCGATACTGGCGCTCACCGACGCGCAACGCACCGAACAACTGCACGCATCGGCGCATCCTGCCGCACAACCAGCGGCCACGGTGCACGTCGAAGTACACAACACGGTGCGCACCGAAGCGCATGCCCTCGCGCAACCCGCGCAGGCCGGTGTGCAGTCCGATCAGGCTGCCGTGCATGCTGCGGTCGCTGCACGCCTCACCGCTGCGGGCGTGGTGCGCATCGCCCCTGAACGCATCGTGAACGTCCTTGACGCGCACGCCGAGGGGATCAGGCCGGGAACCATCGCGCGATCCCTGGGTGTCGGGTTCAGCACCGTCAAGAACATCGTCGCGGCGCTCGCGGTCGAAGGGGCCGACCCCCATGGCGCCTAACGCACCGGCACCCGTGGTGCGCCGCATGTTCGCCCTGTTCCGCGAGGGCGGCGTGCAGCCGCGCCCGGACCGTCTTGCCGTCGCGTCATACATCACATGGCGGCGCATCGGGTCCACCGATGACCTTGCCGAGGACGACATTCGGGCGATCGTCGCGACGCTGGAGTACTGGCGTTTGGCCGGCCAAATCGAGTACAGGTGCCGCCGCATCGCCGAATCAATGCAGGAGGTGCCAGCGTAGATGCTCACATTCGAGAACCGCCGCAAGTGGACTCGCCTAGTCCTGCGGATGCCCAGCGCCGAGCTGTCCGCGTCGTGCAAGACGGTCCTGCTGGCGCTGGAAAGCTACGCGGACTACCGCGACGGCACCGGGGCACACCCTGGCGAGGAGAACCTCTCCAAGGCAGCCGACGTGAACGTGCGAACCGTGCGGCGTGCACTGGCCACAGGGCGCGCGCTGGGACTGATCGAACAGACATCGGCGGCAAACTCAAAGGCGGGCAAGGCAGCCGAATATAGCCTCACCCTGCCGGGGATCGCGGACGTTACGACCGGACACCCGAGTCCTGTGGACAACTCCACGACCGGACACCCCAGTCCTGTGAACAACTCCACGACCGGACACCACAGTCCTGTCGAAACAGTCCACGACCGGACAAATGCGACGCCACGACCGGACACTGGTGTCCTCCCACCTAAGCCCTACACCAATAACCTAGGGGTGTTACTTAACTCGGGTACCTCACCAGCCCCGCGCATCGCCGAGGACACACACCCCGAGCCTCCTTCGCGATTCTGCGATGAGCACCCGATGGGAACTCGGGTCAACTGCGGCAAGTGCGGCAACGCGCGAACTGCGTTCGACGCCTGGCAAGCTCACCAGGCCGTCCGCGATGTCGAGATCGCCCAGTCCGACACCCGACGCCGCCATGAGCAGCGCGTCAACTGCCCGTGGTGCCATGGCACCAACGTCCGCGACATCGGCGCTGACCTCGTGGAGAAATGCGACCACCAGGAGCCTCCACGATCCCGTAGAACCCTCTCGCTGGTCCCACCGCTGCCGAGTGGACCCGAAAACGTCAGGGCGGCGCAGTGAGCCCGCAATCCGGCCCCGCCGACACAGACGCCGACCCCGCCGCATTCGTACGCGGACCCGGCAGGCGTCGCCGCAGCGCACCGGGACCGGTCTACGACGCCTACGCGGTCAACGGCGCCATCAACCGCACCTGCCCGACATGCCAGGCACTGCCCATGCAGTACTGCCAAGGCCCCAACGGTGCCCTGCGCAAAAGCCCCTGCCAGAAACGACTTTCAGAGAGGCAAGACAGCTGATGACGACCGAGTGCCGCAACAAAGCCTGCAAGCGCGCATCGCAGCTGTTCCTGTGCGACGACTGCACCACGGTCCTGCGCAACATGCTCGACCAGGTGCCCGCTCTGCTGGCCGAACTCGATGCCCGCATCCAGAAGCTCGACCGCGTACCGCACGGCACCATCGGGCGCCGCCGTGGACCGTCAGATCTGAACGTTATGGACTTCGATGCCGTCGAGACCGCCCGTGAAACCCGAAAGATGCTGCGCCGCTGGGTCGCAACCGTCGCCGAGCAGCACAACGGGCGGCGCCCGCCTGGCCTAGACACCGTGGAAACCCGCATGTTCGCCCGCTGGCTACAGGTCAACGCCGATGCCATCGCACGACTCGAAATCGCCGGAAAGATCTACGACGACATCAAGAAGTTGGTGGGCTCCGATCAACGAGGTGGCCAGCTCGTGCGGGCCATCGACCGACGCGAACGGCACTTCGCCGGGGCATGCCCGACCATCACGGGATGGGACGCGCACGGTCGCGTCATCGAGTGCGGAGAAATCCTCTACGACGAATACGGCGACAGGACAATCGATTGCCCAACCTGCGGGCAGGAAATCGACGTAAAACGCAACCAGGTTAAGGCCCTCGCCACCCGCGACCTCATGCCGTCAGACGCATTGCTCGAAGCCCTTGAAAACGCGGGGGACACGATCGAGGCCGAACAGATCGAACGCTGGATCGCCATCAAACGGCTACGCCCACGTGGCTACATGCACCAAGGGAAATTCGTCAAAACCCGTGTGCAAGAGGCGGATAACGCGCTCTACAGCTTCGAGACCGCTCGCAGGCTGCTACGAAAAGACAACCGGCACAACGCACGTCAGAAAGTCAACCGATGAACACAAAGGAGAAGCAACACATGTCCACGGTCCACCCACCTCTCACCGCCGAGGACTTCGAAACCCAGTACGACGCCGAACATCGCTACATGTTCATTCAGGACGAAGGCGGAGACATGCTGTACACCTACGGCCATGACCGCGACGACGAATTCGCCAGGCAGGCGCGCGAATTTGCTTTGGAGATAGAAGATTTAGACAAGGAGGACGCTGACAGACTCACGGCCGATGTAGTCCTTCACCTCTGGGCGGTGACCACCCATCCAAAACCCGAATGGCGTTTTACCTGGGAAAATGTATACGTGACCACAGACGGCTCATTCCCTGTGTCGGTGATCTTCCGATGACAAGGATCGCCGACCGATCTAGTTGCTGCACGTCCATGAAGCCCGGTGACGCGGAGCGCATGTACGACATGTTGGTCTTGATGGGGCTGAATCCGGTTCCTTGGCAGTTTGAGCTGTTGACGAAGCTAGAGCAGCGGTCGATCAATGAGCAGTTCGCGGCCATCGTCGGCCCTTCGGAGTAGAACCGGCCTATGGACGCACGTAAGGCCATCCGCGAGGTCATCGAGAGCATCCCGAACCTGTTCGGCGTAACCCGGAAGAAGACTATCGGCGCCGAGGGCGAGACCGAGACCATCGTCTACACGCAGGCCCAAGTCGCTGACTTGATCGCCTCGATACTGCCCGACAGCCTAAAGACCAAGGGCCACATGGTGATCGGTCCGCTGCCCGGTATCGAGTCAGTGCCCGACCAGCCTCGGCGGCGGTATGTTCGTGTGCCAATCACCTCGCAGCCATGGTCTGACGGCGCGGTGCGTATCAGCCCGCACGGTGACGAGGTGGTCATTCGCAATGTGCCCGACCGGCTGCACATGCAGGACGTTCCCGCGCTGGCCAGTGCGCTCATGGCCGCGCACTCCACGTGGCGACTGAAACGCCGATAGGCGACAGCCGGTGAGCAACCTGCATGTCGGGCCGGGAAACACGCCGTCCGAAACGGGCTGCGCAGATATGTCCATCCTGACCTGCTAGTATTCCGTTTCGAGTCGCTACCCCCATGCCCGAAACCCTTCGGACCTGGGGGTTTCTTCATTTCTAGCTACCGTCAGCGGGGGTGAAAATTAGGACACCAAGGGGCGCTAGGCGCACCGTTGTACGCAACACCACGGCCCGTGACCGGCATCGGCGCATCATCGCCCGAGGACTGCCGCCAAGTCCGTTCGGGCCTAAGCCGCCGTGTTACCACTGCACCGAACCGATCGACTACGACGCCGATCACAAGGACCCGCTGAGTTTCGAGATTGATCACCTGGTCGCGTTGGCCAACGGTGGCCCCGACACGATCGACAACATCGTGCCGTCGCATCGCAAGTGCAACCGCGACAAGTCGGACAAGGACCTTGACGAGCTGCTACCTGGTGGCGTCACGTTCGTCACCGATCGGCGTTGGTGGAACGAAGGGAGCTGAATGTGGTTGCACTCGTAGTTGCCGAGACCGTCCCACAGGCGACTCAGCTTGCCGTCGAACTAGGTATCAGTGCCGTCGCTGCCTCGCCGCGCAGCATCAAGGCTGGCGCCGGTCGCGGGCTCACGGACATAACGAAGATTGTTGTCGATGCCACGGTTTGGCCGCTGGCCTACGACATCCGCGAGCAGCTGGCACCCCATCAAGCGGCCATCGTTCGACACTGCGTCACGGAAAGGGGCAGGCAATGAACGGCCACGTCACCCTCAACGTCACGACCGAGGTCACGGAATCGCACGTGATCACGCTGCTCGCCAACGGCCAGCCGATCGGCACCGTTGACTTGCGCCGGTACATGCCACGGCGAACGAAGCTCCGTCTTGCGATCAGTGGCCGTATCGGTCGGCTGCTGGCGCGCTTGACCCCCTGGGCGGGGTCGCCCAAGGGTGCAGGCTCTCGCCCCTCGCGGTAGTGCGGAAGCCCCCCCTGGCCGTTTTTGTTCAGATCCGCACGCCCTAGACCCCTAACGCCCGTTTTTTCTTGGCCACCAAGGCGATTCACCGAGGGTGAAACCGCCTGCGGTGCCGTTTCGTTTCAGCACAGGCGATTTGAGAGCCCGAAAGGAGGCAATCATGAAGTTGGCAGCTGTGAATACCACCAGCGCGCCGCCGCCAGCGGCCCTCACCGACGATGGCCCCGGACAGGCGTTATGGCGCTCGATTGTCGATGCGTACACGCTGCGCCCTGACGAGCTGCGTCTACTGGCCGACGCGTGCGATCTGGCCGACCGGATCGCCTACCGCGAGAGTCGGGCCGCGCAGCTGCAACGCGAAGTCGGCACCAACCTGCTGATTCGTGGTTCCACCCGGCAGCCGGTCAAGAACCCGTTGATCGATGAGGCCCGCCAGGAATTGGCCGAACAGCGCAAGGACCGCGTTGCCCTCAATGACCTGCTCGCGCGGCTCAAGCTGGCCGACTTGGAATCCGATGACGACGAGGACGAAAACGAAGACGACTACGCCGCCGACCGGGACGGCAGCTCCCCAGACCGATCGGCGTCGGCGTAGTGGCCACCAAGCGCAGCACCCGCCGCTCGGCGAACCGCTCGCATATGCGGGTGGTCCGTCCTGACGAGCGCGTCGCCGAGGCAGCGCAATCACCTGTTGCTGATGTGCCCGCCAGTGACGCGGCGCCCGAATCGGACAACCCCGCGCCGCCGACCGCAGACGGGGAGATGTCGCTGGCCGACGCGGTGGCCGGTGGCAACTATCAGGAGATTCTGCAAGCCCAGTCCCGCGACATCATCCGGGACCTGGCGGCTGCGACAGGGGCGTCTAAGGCCGCGCTGCATGGGCGCCTGATGACCATTTCCAAGGAAATTGAGAGCCTGAAATCCGCTCCGGGCGGCGAGAAGTCCGTCGTAGCCACCACCGACGATGAAACCTGGGACCCCGAAGCTATCTGAGGTCGCCCGTCACATCGTTGCCCCGGCTGGGATCGTCTCGACCGGCTGGCCAGCGGTGCGCGACACGTGCAAGCGTCTCGGCTGGGAGTTCGACGGCTGGCAGGACGGCGCAGGTCGCCTGATCTTGAGCAAGCAGGCCGATGGCCTGTACGCCGCCGACACCATCGTGCTATCGATCCCCCGGCAGGTCGGCAAGACGTACCTGGTCGCGTGCATCATCTTCGCACTGTGCCTGATCAATCCGGGCCTGACGGTGATCTGGACCGCACACCGAAAGACAACTGCCGCTGAGACTTTCGAGTCATTCGCCGGTATGGCTGCACGGCCCAAGGTTGATCCACACATCAAGGACGTGCACCGTGCACGCGGCGACGAAAAGATCCTGTTCAACAATGGATCGCGAATCCTGTTCGGCGCCAGAGAGTCTGGATTCGGTCGTGGCTTTTCCGATGTAGACATTCTGGTCTTTGACGAAGCGCAGATTATGACCGAGGCCACGTTGGAAGACATGGCTGCCGCGCAGAACGTAGCGACCAACCCGCTGACGTTCATGATGGGTACCCCACCGAGGCCCAAAGACCCCGGCGAGGTCTTCACCATGCACCGCCAAGAAGCACTCGACGGCGAAACGACCGACACCCTATACATCGAAATGTCAGCCGACCGTGGTTGCAACCCGATGGACAGGTGCCAGTGGAGCAAGGCCAACGCGTCATACCCGCACCGCACATCAGAGCGGGCCATGCTGCGGCTGCGCAAGAAACTCAAGTCCCTTGACTCCTGGCTACGGGAAGCCTTGGGGATCTGGGACGAAGTGTTGTTGCACCAGGCGGTCGTCACCGATGGGCTCTGGCGCGAGCTGATCGACATTGGCCCCGTGGACCATATCGCGCCAACGGGTATGGGCGTGGACATGTCCCACGCACTACAGATCTCGGTGAATGCCTGCTGGATCGAAGGCAAATCGGCTCACACCGAAGAGGTTTGGGCCGGAACCGATGTCAACGCCGCGATCGACTGGGTTGCCAAGGCCGCTGGCCGACGCATCGAAATCGTCATTGACGACCTGTCTCCGGCAGCGCAGATGATCCCCGGCCTCAAGGCACGCGGATGCAAAGTACGAAGGGGGACAGCGCGAGATATGGCCAAGGGATGCCAACTGTTTGAGACCCGCGCCAAAGCGCCCAACCACGACCAGCTCAGCCACGCCGACCAGAAATCGGTCACCGATGCACTCAAAGGCGCACGCAAACGGAAAATCTCGGACGCGGGCGGCTGGGGATGGGACCGCCGCGACTCCACCGCGATCATTCACCCGATCGTCGCGGCTACCTTGGCGCTGCTCGCTGCTACCGAAAAGCACAGACCCGCAAAAGATTCCACGCGATCAGGAAGGAGGGCCGGGGTTCTATGACCTCCACAGGAAACGCACAAGTCCGGTTGCCCAAGGTGAACAGCGATACAAACGACCTGATTAACGGACTGCTGGGCGAGCTGGAGGCGCGCCGACCACGTAACTACCTGCGCGCCTGCTACTACGACGGTCGCCGCGCCGTCCGCAAGTTCGGCTCGGGCGTCGTACCACCGGAGTATTTCAAGATCGGAATCGTGCTCGGCTGGTCGGCCAAGTCGGTGGACATCCTGGCGCGGCGCTGCAACCTCGACGGCTACACCTGGTCTGGCGGCGACCTGGACTCACTGGGCTATCAGGAAGTCATGGACGAAAACTTTTTCAGCGCAGAATCTTCCAGCGCTATCGTCTCATCCTTGATCCATGGCCCGGCGTTCCTGATCAACACCACCGGCGACGAATACGCCGACGAACCCGCGTCGCTGATACACGTGGCCGACGCCATGAACGCGACCGGCGAAATGAACGGGCGCACACGCCGACTGGACAACCTGCTCTCCGTACTCAAGCGCGACGAGGAACGCAACCCACTGAGCCTGGTGCTCTACCTGGACGGCCTCACGCTCACCGCCCGCAGGGACAAGGTCAGTGCGCGCTGGTCGGTGGAGTGGACACCGCACCCGTGGGGTGTGCCCGCCGAGGCAGCCGTATACAAGCCCCGAGTCGGACGCCCATTCGGTGCCTCGCGCATCTCACGCGTCGTGATGAGCCTGCACGATCGCGCCCTGCGGGTCGTGATTCGCATGGAAGGGCACGCCGACCTGTTCTCCTACCCGGAACTGTGGATGCTCGGCGCCGACCCCAGGGAAGTCCTCGCCGATGAAAACGGCAACCCGCTACCGACCTGGAAAGCGATGATGGCCCGTATCAAGGGCATTCCCGACGATCCTGACGCCGCCAGTGACGCACTCTCGCGCGCCGAAATCCAACAGTTCCAACAGTCTTCACCGGCCCCGCACATCGACCTGTTCGCCCAATGCGCCAACGATTTCGCCGGCGAAACCGACCTTCCAGTTACCGCGCTGGGTGTACAGGCCAAGACGAACACCACCACCGCCGACGGCTCGGACAACGCCGAAAAGCAGCTCATTGCCGAGGCCGAAGGCGCCACTGACGACTGGTCCCCGGCGTTTCGCCGCTGCATGGCGCGCGCGCTGGCCATCAAGAACGACCTAGACGAAATCCCGCCCGCACTGGCCAGTCTGGCCACCAAGTGGCGACCGCATGGCTATCTATCCCGTTCTGCGGCAGCCGATGCCGGAATGAAGCAGCTGGCCGCGGTGCCCTGGCTCGCCGAAACCGAAGTCGGATTGGAACTGCTGGGCCTGAGCGATTCGCAGATCGCGCGGGCCTTAGCCGCCCGACCGAAAACAGCTGTACAACAGGTAGATTCGGTGGCCGACGACACCGGCACCGGCACCGGCACCGGCAATAGCCCTTCCTAGCGCGCTGTCTCGCGCACTGGCCGCGAGCGCGGCCCCCTAGACCACCCCAGCCGCAACGGCAGGGGCTTACCCGAAACGGGAGAACAACGCATGTCCGAAAACAACGATCTGCCCATCCACCCCAGAACCGGTCTACGTGCCATAGGAATCGGTAAGCGCGGCCCCTGGTGGCCGGTCGCAGGTGGTAGCAGTGACGGTGATGGAAGCGGCAGCGACGGTGCTGGCGACGGTGGCGATCCCGCAACGGGATCGCCAAGTGACGGCGATGGTAACGGCGATCCGAACGAAACCGAAACGGTCGACTTCTGGAAAGCCAAGGCGCGCATGCAGGAATCGCGCGCCAAGACCAACGCGCAAGCGGCCATACAGCTCGCCGAGGCCAACAATCGTGCCAGCGCAGCAGAAGCCGAAGCGGCCACCGTGCCCGCCAAGGTGGCCGAAGCGCTCAAGGCGCATCTGGTGTCACGACACGACATTGCGGCCGAAGACGCCGAATTGTTCCTCACCGCAGCAGATCCCGACCTGTTGATCAAGCAGGTCGATCGACTGCTGGGTCCATCGGTCAAGCGCCGCAAGAACAACAACTACGTGCCCGACCAGGGCAACGGAAAACCCGACGCCGGAAAGCCAAGCGCAATGGTCGATTTCACGCGAACGCTGTTCGGCAAAGACACCTAAGGAGAAACCATCATGACCGTTTTGACCAGTTCAGCACTCGAATTGCCCGACGAGATCCTTGACCCCTGGCTGGGCAAGGTCAAGTACGGGTCCACCATCGCCACCCTGTCGGGGGCCGAGCCGATGAAGTTCGGCACCGGCTCGTACATGAGCTTCGACATCGGGGAAGCCGAGTACGTCGGGGAAGGCACCGCCCATGGGCCTTCGACGATCACCCCGACCCGCAAGAAGACCAAGCCGTACAAGTTCCACAAGACGGTGCGCTGGACCGAAGAGGTCAAGTACGCCGATGAGGATCAGCAGTTGGACGCCATCAAGCAGATTCTGGCCCTGATCCAGCCGTCGCTGTCGCGGGCTCTGGATTTCGGCGTGTTCCACGGGATCAACCCCGCCAGCGGCGAAGCGGTCACCGCGATGGAAGAGCATCTGTCGCAGACCACCAACTCCGTGGAAATCACCTCGGGTGACTTCCCTCAGCTGAATCTGGACGCCGCCGACGCGCTGGTGTTGGCCGACCGGTTCATGCCCAGGGACGTGGCGCTGGACCCCACGTATGCGGGCGTGTTCGGCAGTGTCCGCTTGCCGGTGGCCACGGGCGAGCAGGTCGGGCCGAAGATGTACCCCGATCTGGTCTATGCCACCGCACCGGCTGGGCGTCTGGAGAACCACAACAGCTCGGTTTCCGACACGGTGGGCGCCGTGGGGATCGCGGATGTGGCCACCAACGTCAAGGCATTCGTCGGTGACTTCTCGGCGATCCGCTGGGGTATTCAGCGGGCCATCGGGCTGGAGCTGATCGAACACGGTGACCCGGACGGTCAGGGCGACCTCAAGCGCAACGGCGAGGTCGCTTTCCGCGCCAAGGTCATCTACGGCTGGGGCATCGCTGATCTGAGCGCTTTCGCCAAGATCGTTGATGCGGTCGCGGGCTAACCATGCCCCGTTACCGCACTGAGACCGGTGTGGTCGTGTGTGTGCCGGTGGAGAAGGCGCAGCGTATTGGCGGGCTTACCCCCGTCGATACCGAGGCGCCTTCTCCCCGGCCCGCCGCGAAGCGTCCGGGCTCCAAGGCTCCCCGCCGCTCCGCACAGGGCGAGCAGTCATGACCGCACCACGCCCACCGCTGATCGCCCCCGCCGATCTGACCGCGTTCGCCGACATCGCCGAGGCCAAGGCCAAGGAGATGTGCGAGGACGCGATCGCGCTGGCGGGCCTGAGCGCGCCATGCCTGGACGCCGACAACTTGGACCCCAAGAAGGCCCGCGAGGCCAAAGCCATCTTGCGTGGTGCGGTCCTGCGCTGGAATGAAGCAGGGCAGGGCGGGCGCACACAGGTCAGCGAGACCACCGGCCCGCACCAGTACACCGAGACGTTCGATGCGCCCTCGCCGCGCCGTCATCTGCTGTGGCCCTCGGAAATCGCCGACCTACAGAAGATCTGCGCCAAGGGCGGCACCCGCGCCGCATGGAGCTACGACACCGCAGGCGGCTCCGGTATGCGCCACGGAGATACCTGCGCCATCAATCTCGGGGCCACGTTCTGCGACTGCGGCACGATCTACAACGGCGGCGATGGCCCACTGTGGGACACCGATGAATAGCGCACATCAGCGGCAGGTGCAGCCGTGAGCGCCCGCGAGACCGTGATTGTCACACCGACATTCGGTTACGACGATGACGGAGAACCCAGACCGGACGGCACACCGTTCCCGCTCACCCCCAAGTTCGTCGCACCTGGTAACACGTTGCGCGAGTTCGGTGTAGGCGGCGACCTGGAACAGGCCGACTTCACGGTCTTTTTGGAGCTGACCGACCGGGGCAAGGTCAAAGACGACTACCGAATCGAAGTGCGCGACAAGGATTGCTTTGCCCGCGTGCAGGATTGGGTATCGCCTCGGACCGGGCGCGGCGTTGTGGCTGTGCTGGCCACCAGCGGAACGGGGCGCAGCAAGTGACCCGAGTGCAGGCCGAGGTGCGCGGCGCGGTCAAGGACTGGCTGGCCGGCCAAAATCTGGGTGCCACCGTGGCGCTGTCGGTGCCCACCGACTGGACTGCACGCAAGGGGCCGCTGCTGATCGTCGCCGACGACGGCGGCCCGGTGCGCCTGCCGATCAAGTCCCGGCACACCGTCAGGCTTACCGCCTATGCGCCAGGCCCCACCGAGGCGCGACGCATCGCCACTGTCGCGGCGGGCAAGCTCGCCGAATCTGCGCCGCGCCCCGAAGGCATCGCACACGTAAGCAAGGACATCGGGGGTGTGCTCGATGCCCGCGACAAAGAAACCGGCGCCTATCTGGCATCGGTGCTGGTGCCTGTGACCGCCCGGACTGTGGAGGTGTAGATGTCGAATTTCAAGCTGAACCGCAAAGGCGGCGCGGAAGTACTCAAAGAGCTTGCCGCCCAGCAGATCAACGCTATCGCCAAGCAGATCGCCGCCCAGGCCGGACCGGAGGCCGAAGTGGACGAGTACACCACCGACCGCGCCGCCGCCGCCGTGCGCGTACCCGCCGACCAGCAGGCCAAAGACGGCGCACTGACCCGCGCGGCAGCCGCCGCGGGCCTAGAAGTACGCCTCAAACAGTAACCACTGCAACGCAATTCACAAAGAGCTGACCCCGTCAAATCTGGCGGGGTCTTTTGTTGGCCCGCAAGGGCTGTTAGCCCTTGAAGGAGGGAAAATCACATGGCACCAACCATCAATCCCGACGCCACCCTGATCCCGGACAAGGCCGAAGTGTGGGTCGTCCTGGCATCGGATGTCGACAACATCGCCGACATCTTCCCGGAGACTCCGGACGCCGACCTGGACCCACTGTGGGGATTCACCGGCCTGATCGATGAGAAGAAGGGCATCCCCCTCAATCCGTCCTCGGAAGTCAAGGAGTACAACGGATTCGGTCATCCCCGGTTCCGGGTCAAGATCAAGAACGGCAAGCTCGAAACCGGCTTCACCGCACTGGAAAACAACAAGGTCACCAAGAAGATCGTGTTGCCCGGTTCGGCGCCCAACAAGATCGGCATTCCCAAGGACGTACAGGTCTACGTGCTGTACCGATACGTCGATGAGGCCACCGAGCAGGGCCAGATCGTCTGGGTGACACTGACCCCGGCCCCGGTAGAACTCAAGGCACACGGCGGCGTCATCGAAGGCGAATTGTCCTACGCCGAGCTGGTTGTGCACCACACCGCCGACGCCAACGGCGACGTATTCGAGGTGATCGACGCCTCCGCCGATGATGTCACCAAGACGTTCACGATCGATCCCACCGTGACCGCCTACACCGCCACCGTGGGCGCGGACACCACCACATCGATCACGGCCTTGACGGCGTACGCATTGCAGTCCGCGTTGCGTCTGCTGCCGTCCGTGGAAGCGCTGCCCGAACCGGGCGTGAGCGTGGAAGGCACGACCGGAGGCCCGCTGGTGGCCACCTTCACCGCCCCGGTGGGCACGGTGAGCGCCACCGGCACGGGCGGCACGGTCGCCGTCTCCTGATCGAACCACCCGCACCGGGCCGGGACATCCGACTCCCCCGGCCCGGTGCGGGGCTCCACATCAGCGAGTCGGCCCCCCACCCATTCACACAAGGAGTCGAAGACAATCATGACCACCACACCCCGCAAGAGCACACCGCGCAAGCGCGTACCGGCGAGCGCCCCCAGGCCCACCGATCACCTCCCGCCCAAGAGCGCTCGCCAGGCAGAAGCCGAAGACGGATTCGTGATCGTGGAGCAGTGCGGCATGGCGCTGCGTATCCCCATCGGCGGCAAGGTGCCGCTGGAGGCGTTCATCGCGTTCAAAGCTGGAGACGAAATCGGCGGAACTGAGCTGCTCCTCGGCGAGGAACAGTGGGCCGAATTCCTCAAACGCAAGCCAACTCTGGATGACTTCAACGACATCGGGCGCGCACTGAATGAGGCTGCGGGAAACTAGCAAGCCTCTGCCGCCTGCTCGATGAGCACGGCGACGCCATAGAGGCCGACTTGCTGCGGTTCTACCGCATTGATCTACTGGATTTCTACCGAGGGACGTTGACAGCACGCCGTATTCGCGTGCTGCTCAACCATTTACCGCACAACTCCGCGCTCATGCGCGCCCTCAATGGTGGACGGCCCGGATGGTCGGTGACCGATCACCTGCTGGCCGACCTGTGGGTACTGATCCTGAGGGCAATCACACGCGGGGAATCCACAATCGAGGACCATCCGGTACGCGCCGCGATGCTCGAAAAGGCGCAAGCCGCCGCCAAACTCGCCAGCATCGCCGAACTACGCGAACGGTTCACCAGGCGTAAACGACTGTACGCAAAGACATCTGGAGGTGAATAAGTGACGACCCCTATCGGCTATGCCACCCTACAGATCATCGCGGCCATGCCCGGAATCACCGACTCCATCAACAAGGGTTTGGGGTTCTTGCCGAAGGCGGGCAAGGACGCGGGCAAGGTCCTCGCCGATGGCCTGGCCGCTGGGGTCGACGCTGCGGCCAAGAAGTTTGAACAGGCATCGGCCAAGGTCGAAGCCGCACAAAAGAAGCAAGCCGATACCGCCGGTAAGGCGAAAGTCGCCGAAGCGCAATTGCAGTCGTTGCGCGACAAGGGCATAACCGATGCGGGCCGTCTGGCTGTCGCCGAAGAGAAGGTCGCCAAGACCAAGCGCGACCACGCGGCGGTGTCCAAGGCCGTGGCCGGTGCACTCAAGGCCGAGACCGACGCAAGCGACAAGCTCGCCGAGGCCAAGAAGCGCGCCGCCAAAGCCGAATCCGACGCCACCAAGAGCGGCGCCGGATTCTCCGGCATGCTCACCGGCCTCAAGGACAAGATCGGCGGCACCGGCAGCGTTGTCGACGGCCTAGGCGCCAAGGTCAAGGGCCTGGGTGCCACGTTCGCATCCAACCTCGGTATCGGCGTGGCCGGGGGCGTTGCCGGTATCGGCGCCTCGGTGGTGGCCATGGGCGAGACGTTCGCCCAAGTCAACAAGACGCTGGCCTTCTCCACCGGGGCGACCGGCGACAAGCTCGACGCACTGAACGCCTCGGTGCGCAACATCGGCAAGGACTCCCCGAAGTCATTGGGCGACATCGCAACCGCCATGGGCGAAGTCGCCAAGACAACACAGCTGACCGGCTCCCCGCTGGAGAAGCTGACAAAGCAGGTGATCAAGCTCGACACCCTCGGGCAAAGCGTCGATATGGCGGGCTTTGTGCAGTCCATGCGCGCGTTCGGTGTTCCTGCCGATCAGATGTCGGGCCAGCTGGACCAGATTTTCAAAGTCTCCCGCGCTGTCGGCGCCCCGGTCTCGGACCTGATCGACACCCTGGGCAAGGGCGCCCCGCAGCTGCGCCAATTCGGCCTCAATATCGGTGAATCCGCGGGCCTGCTCGGCGGGCTGAAAATGGCTGGCGTAGACGGCGATAAGGCCATGATGGGCCTCAACACCGCACTGAAGGTGGTCAGCAAGCAGGGCGGCGACATCAAGGCCAATCTGAGCAAGGCGATCGCCGACATCAAGGGCATGGCCGATGCCGGAAACAACGCCGGGGCCAACGCGGCGGCAGCCAAACTGTTCGGCGGCAAGGCATTCGGCCCGATGCTGGCCGCGATCAAGGCGGGCAAGCTCGACATTGACGCCATGACGGCCAGCCTCGGGGAAAACCAAAAGGGCATCCTGGATTCCGGGGGCGCGGTCATCACCATGTCCGGGGCATGGCAGATGTTCAAAAACAACGTCATGATCCTGCTGGAGCCGGTCGCCACCAAGGTCTTCGCCACCATGCAAAAGGGCATCCTGTGGTTTAGAAGCGAAGGCACGCAAGGTATCCGAGAGTTCGGCAACAATCTCAAGGGCATCTGGAACAGCGAAAGCGTGCAGAAGTTCGTCACGACCATCACGGGCCTGTTTGAGCAGTACTGGCCCAAGATCATCGAATTCGCAATCAATCTGGGGCGCGAAATCAAGGACGTGGCCCAGGTTGCCGGGCCGATTCTGGTCGATGCCCTCAATATTGTGGTGGGCGCGATCGGCGCGGTGGTCAGCGCCGGAACCGGCATCGTGAACTTCCTGCGCGAAAACAAGGAACTGGCGATCGCCCTCGGTATCGCCCTGACCGCCACGGTCGGCCCCGCACTGGCGGCTGCCGGTGTCGCGTTCGTCGCCGCCGAGGCCAAGGCGCTTGCCTATGGCATCGCACAGACCACGGTCGCGGTCGCGTCCAAGGCGTGGGCGGCAGCGCAATGGTTACTCAATGCCGCCCTGTCGGCCAACCCGCTCGGGCTGATCGTGACCGCGATCGCCGCGTTCGTCGCCGGGGTCATCTACGCGTACAAGCACTCAGAGACGTTCCGCAACATCGTGGACGCCGCCTGGAAGGGCATCAAGCTCGCCGCCCAGGCAGTCGTGACGTGGTTCACCGAGACCGCCTGGCCCATGCTCAAGGCCGCCTGGGAGGCCATCGGCGACGGCTGGAACTGGCTGGTAGAGACCGCAGGCAAGGTATGGACCGGCGTACGCGAAAAGTTCACCGCCATAGTCGATTTCATCACCGGCTTGCCCCAAGCCATTTCCAACGGCGCAAGCGGCATGTGGGAGGGCCTGAAAAACGGGCTGATCGAGGTGTTGCGGTGGATCGCTGACCAGTGGAACAAGCTCACCGACACGCTCAGCTTCGATATCCCCGAGTGGGTGCCCGTCGTCGGCGGCAACAAATGGCACCTTCCCAAGATCCCGCAGTTCGCCGTGGGCGGTTTCACCGGCAATCTGCCGATCAAGGCGATCGCCGGGGTGGTGCACGGCGGCGAGCACGTCATTCAAGCCACCTCGCGTGAACGCCTGGAAACCGATCACCCCGGCCTGCTGGACCACATGAACGCCACCGGCCAGCTGCCCGGATACGAACAGGGCGGGCGGGTGCCCTACGGGCTGCCGGTGGGCACCAACACTGGGGGCTATGGCTCCAGCGGGGATGTCTTCCCGCCCTGGGTGCACGAGATCGAAAAGCGGTTCGGTGTCAAGGCGTCCACCTACCCCGGACACCAGGAACGTGACGGCCTGAACAAGGGCATCGACTGGGTGGGCTCGATCGAGGCCATGCAGGCGTTCGCCGAATTCCTCAAGGGTATTCGCGGGCAGCTGGAGCAAGTCATCTGGATGAACCCGAAGACCGGCGAGAAGATCGGCGTCGCCAACGGCCAGCTTGTCGGCCCCGGCACCTCCCAGCCGCAGTACTACGCCGCCGACTGGGGCGGGCATTCCAACCATGTGCACACCCGGCAGAGCTTCGCATTCGGCGGCACCGGGGCGGGCTCTGATGCCCTGGGCACACCGGTCTCATCCGGGCTCGGCATAGGCGGCGCCGGGGTGAGCGCCAGCGCCAACTACAGCGGCCTATCCGGCGATGACCGCAAGGCCAAGTACGAAACCGACAACGAAGCGGCCAAAGCCGACTACGACAAGGAACTGGCGGCACTCAAGGACAAGTACGGCATCGGGACCGACAGCAAGGAACTGTCTGACCGCTCGCGCGACATCTCCAAGCGCCGCCGCGACCTGGCGGCGCAGTACCGCGCCGACAAGGACGCCGCCCAAAACGATCCGCTGCGCCTTAAAGATCTGGCCGACCAGTACAAGCGCGCCACTGACGCGCTCAAAGACGAGTCGGACCGCCTGGCGGGTGACCGCGATGCCGCCGCCGACCGCAAAGATGCAAATCGGCCGGCATTCGAGGCCGCTAAAAAGGAGTTGGACGCAAAATTCAAGCGCGACAAGGATGCCCGCAAGAGCGCCTACGACGGCGCCAAGCAATCCGGTAAGTCAGCTACGGGCGGCGGGTCGTACCCAACGACCGTTGACGGCTGGATCGGGTTTGCCGCTGAAAAGCTCATCGGCGGTCAGGTCTCCTCGCTGATGAGTGTGTTCGGCGTCCCCGAGCCGCACTGGCTGGGCGCCGCTAGCCAGTTCCTTGGCGGCATACAGGTCGATGGCAAGTCGCTGCTGTCACTGGGCACCGATGCGGGCGCCAGCTCCACCATGCCCGCGCCGGTCACCGGACCCGATGAGTTCGACAGCGGCGCATCGGCCAGCGTGCCCGTCACCGCAGCCGCCCCCACCACGGCACCAGTGGCCGCGCCCGCTGCGCCCGCAGTGGATACGGGCGGCACGCCCTGGGGCTCGGTGGATCTGCCCGACTTCATCGATGAGACCAACCTCTACGACTCGGGCGGCTGGCTGCCCGAAGGCATCAGCCTCACCGAAAACCGCACAGGCGGGCCGGAAGCGATTCTCACACAAGATATGTGGCGCACTGCGCAGGAAGGGGTCAATGTAGCAATGGCGATGGCCAAGGGATTCGCAGGCGGTGCACCCGCCGCCGCCAAAGCGGCAGGACCCGGTGTCGTGTACAACATTCAGGCACGCGACACCGAAGACGCCTTCATTCGTGCTCAGCGCCAGGAACGCGAGCGCGCCGCTGCGAAACTGGCGAGGTTCTAAATGCCTGTCGCAACAATCACTCTCGCATCATCGAACGGTGACACGGTGGTGGTGTCGGATTCCAACGGCGCCTACCTGGCCGATGACATCATTTTGGACACCGACCCGGACGGCCTGTATGACACCCGGTTCACGGTGCGCACCATGTCGGGAGCGTTTCAACCGGGCGGGCGCATCGTGGGCGACACCGTACCGATCCGCGAGATGGTGATGCCGTTCCATCTGACACCCGCGAGCCGTCGCCGTTTCCAAAAGCTCTGGGGCACACCAGGAAATTTCAAACGGGTGCGCTATCACTACGACGGCCCCTCCGGGCGCCGATCGCTGACGATCCGGCTGTCCAAAGAAATCGCCTACACCACCGAGGATGGTTTCGACGCCGACATCGACAACGCATATCACGCGGTCGTCTCAGCGATCGCGGTCAACCCGATGTTTGAAAGCGCCGAAGACGTCGCCGAGTGGATCAATCCCGGCAACTTCACCGTCTACCTGGCGGCGACATCGGGCACGTTCAAACTCGGCTACGGTACGGCGGGCGCGATCGTCCTGACCGCACCCGTCGCCTATAACGCCGATGCCGCCACCGTGCAGGCCGCGCTAGAGGCGCTGCCGACAATCGGCGCCGGAAACGTCACCGTCACAGGAGATCCCGGACACTGGACGGTTCGCACGCCAACAACGCGCCCCGGAACGCTCACGGTGGACGGGACTTCGCTTGCGCCGCTGTCCTTTTCCATCACCCTGGGCACCCTGTCCTACACCATCACCATCGGCGGGCAGACCACCGCGCCTATCGCGTTCACGTCGTCGGCCTCCACGCTACGGCAAGCCATCGAACAACTCTCCAACATCGGCACCGGAGGTGTCACCGTCACCGCCACCCTTTTCGGCTACGCCCTCTCGTTCATGACCGGCCCGCTCAACGGATTCTTGGTGGCGCTGTTCACCGGAAAATCCACGGCGGGTATCCACATCGCCCGCGTGGTCACCAACCCCAACACCGGTTGGTTCGACGTGTGGAACCCCACCGATCAGAACCTATGGCCCGAATGGGAGCTGGACCCGGCTAAGCAATGGCAATTCCCTGATTTCGGTTTCGGGCAAGAGCGGCGCTGGAACCGGCCCGTGGATATCGACGCGGCTAGGATGGTCGTCACTCCCGAACTGACGCAGCTGCTTTCGGTGATGTCTGATCCGTTCATGGACACCTACCTCAACGCGGACTTATCCAACGCCGCAGGGCTGTTCAACGGTGTAGAGCCCAGATACCCGGTACCGCCCTACACCGGCACCGAGGACGACCCGGTGCTAATGCCGGTGGTGTGCACCGGCCCATCGGGGGCGAAAGTCACACTACGACAACGCCGTTTCTGGTCGGCAGAAAGCGGGCTAGAAGCATGAGCATTGCGGCCTTCGCCGAACCGTTCACCGGTACCGATCACGACGACTTCGCCCAGTGGGCACGGGAGATCCGCGACTACCGCATCGAACGGGCCTATGACCGTCCCGGCGTGCAGCTCTATGACGGCGACTGGGTGTATCGCGGCACCGTCTACGGCGAGAACGGCGGCAACATCCACCCGGTCGTCAATGAGACCGGCACGATCCAACTGAGGCTCCCGATCGATCTGGAGGATCGGCGCGGCACCTGGGCGGCGTTCTGGGCGCTAGACGAAGACGCGCGTGGCACCAGCAACATTCACATTCGCGTCGAGACGATGGGCGCGCGGATCTGCGGGCGCATGAAGTCCAAAAACGGCGTGACCATCGTGCGCGGCGACAAGGGCGATGAGGTCGTCATCGACTTCCTGGACGACATCGAAGAGATGAAATTCGTTCACACAGCGGGTAATCCGTTCCTGCCGTTGTCACTGATCCAGCAGCCCAAGGCGTGGATGCTGCTCGCGCAAGCCGATCACGGGATCTTGCTGACGCTGGCCGCGAACTTACTTCGGTTGCAGCTCACCAACATCAACCTCTCGTTTTTCGAGGACCTACTGGACCCGGACAATTGGCCGGTCAACCCGCTAGATCTATGGCAGCAGTCTCAGATCATCGTCAAGCCGCGCAAGATCGGCGATTCCGTAGCGCCGCTGGCCCTGGTGGTCGGCAGCATCCGAACCAGCATTTTCGATGTCGCGGCACCGATCCTGGAAGACGCTGAGTTGCAATGGGATCTGCGCCGCTGGTTTACCGGCGACCCCGAGCCGTGGCCGGGGGCGGGCACCGATTGGATACGCAACGGAACACTGTTCGTGGACATCGTGAACAAGTCCGGATTCCGCGAGGGCACCTCCCTGGGCGGCAACCTGTTCACCGGCCTGACGCGCACGATCGCGGGCGTCACGTCCAACCACGTCGAGGACAGCTACGACCTGTTTACCGGCGACACGATCGATGAGACCGGCTACCGGCTACCCGGCGTGCTCGGCACCCTGCCGTCACACCCGTACGTGGTGTACTGCGACGGCGACATCACTGGCATTCAGACCTCCGCGTTTTCGCGCTCGCCAGGCGGCGCGGGCCGGATCACGGTCGGTGGCCAGTCGATGCCAGGCGTCAACGAATTAATCAGTGCTGCAATACAATACGGCGGCGATGTTCTCGGAGACAACATCTCAGCGGCGATCAGCGCCGGTATCGGCAAAGACGTGACAGTCGGATCACTGGGCGGTGCGCTCGATAGCTTCCTGAACCCGATCTACAAGGACTCCATCCTGGCCAACATGTCCGTACCGCTGCTGCTACGCGTCTCTAAGCAGGGCTGGGGCCACTACCTGGAAACCACGTCAACCAACGTCACACAGGCATTCACCGCAGCATCCGTGATGGACCTGCGCCGCCGCCGTCGCGAGACCGACCCTGACATGTCATTTACGCTGACCGTCGCCAACGCCTCACCGTGGCTCATCGGAGACAACGGGTTTGGTCATTGGTGGCTCGGAGACCGCGTGGGCGGCACTGAGAAGTATTTGATGCCAAGGGTGTTCGTGCGCCGATGCCGCGAACTAGACATCTCCTGGGACGGACCCCAGGGATTGGGCATCGACGCCGTGTTCGGCGATACCCGCGCCGAAATGGACGCCATTGAGCGCATGGCTGAGCTGCTATCCAAGACGTTCAGCGGACTACAACAGATAGGACTCTGGTGAGTAAAGCATCTGAACCGTTGTCGGCCGAGGACGTTAAGGCACTGGCCGACAAGGTAATTGATGAGACGGTGATCCCCAAGAAGGTCCCTGCGGTCGATGACATCGACGGGCAGACCAAAGCGGTCGGCGGTGCGCTGGCCTCGGCACTGCTGACCGCGACAGAGATGCCGCTACACACCCTACAGCCGTGGGTAGGCGAACTAGCCGATCAGATGGTCGCCCTCGGCATCCGGCAGACCGCACACGTGGACCCGGCAGCTGTGCATGCCCCGGCCTGGATCACCGATGGTGTTCGGCAGCAGTCCGTCAAGCTCCCCGAGCCGCCCCAGCACACCGAGGCCGCACCGGTCGTGGAGATGATCGCCACGGCCCCCAAGTGCCCCAAGCGCATCGCGAAGTCAGCTAGGGCGGTTCGCCGGTGACCACACCCGGTGGCGTGCCCAACCTTCCGGTCGGCGCATTGACGGTCGGCACCCTTGCCGACAGGCTGCAAAACGTCACACAGGGCGCGATGCGCGCCCGTGCAGGCGAGCGCATGCCGTCGATCTTCCACTCATCGACCGGCGGCAACATCATGAACGACCTATCGCCGTTCGGGATCATCGCCGCTATCTGGGCCGGATTCAATTCCCATGTCGCCCAGGCCGACCCGAACGACATAGACGGCCCCGACGACCTTCCCGGTCTGCTGATGGACTTCATCGAAGGCTTGCCGGTCATCGGCCAGTTCGTCACGCTACTGGAGGCGATCGCCGGGACCTACGACGGCACCGATGAAACCCTGCTGGCCATCCAGCAGATATTCATGCCGATACGCAAACTCCTGCAACTGGTTTCCGGCCAAAACGTCGGCCTGCCCACCGTGGAGGACATCGTGTCGGGCTGGGAACAACTCGGCGACGCGATCGGCAATGCAGTCAGCAAGCTGCCGGGTGTGTTGTCCATCTCGCGGATCGCCGATGTGATCCAAGACCTGATTGACGGTGCGGGCGAATTCCTCAACGCGAGCAGTGTTGACGATAACCCGTTCTTCGACTGGGATTCGGTTGTCCCTGGGTGGCTTTCGGGCGGCTCGGTCCGGGCGAGCGGTAACGGCACCCAACAGGTGTTGCGTTCAGAACCGTTCGACGTGGCCGAGGGGCAAACACTGAACCTGCGGGTCGGGTCCATGTGGACCGGCCTGACGGCAATCGCAGGGTCGGACCCGATCAAGGTCGGGTGGACCCCGTTTGACGCGTCGGGCAACCCGCTGGCCGACGTGATCAAGGGTGTACTGCAACCGGCGAGCGCCGATGGGGGTTGGCAATGGATTCCCACCGACACATGGGATGTGCCCAGCGGAGTTGCGAAAGCCTCAATGCTGCTGATCCTGGACTCCGGTGCAACCGGTGGAGTGGTGCGCTTCTCCAACGCCAGGCCGTGGGCGTCGAACCTTTTGCCCACGAACCTCGTTAACGGACTAGAAGCGGCGCTCACCGAATTCACTACCCGTATCAAGAGTCTGTTTGACACCATCGGCGGCGCGGTCGGGGCGACCGTCGAGGACATCGAAGCGCGCCTGGCGGCAATCGGCGCTGACGGCAAGATCGACGCCGCCGAACTGTGGAACATCGCCAACATTCCCGCCATCGCGGTCAGCAAGGTCAGCGGCCTCGTTGAGCAGCTGGCCGCCTACGCGCTCAAGAGCGCCGTGCAGACCTTCATGGACACCGTAGGCGGCACAGTCGGCGCATCCATGACCGACGTGTTTAACCGGCTCTCCAAGCTATCGTCCACCGGCCAGATCAACGGCGCCACAGGCATCTCCGGTGCGATCTCCGAGGCGCAGACCGGCGTCACAGCGGTACGCGATGCGTTCGTCAACGGGATGATCGGCCTACTGGGGACGGGCGGCTCCGGGTTCAGCAACACCGACGCCCAAAACCAGGCCACTCAGCTCGCGGTGCTCGCGCAGCAAGCGGCGGCAGCAGCGGCAGCCATTCAGGCCCAATACCTACGCAACCAGGTGACGGTGCCCTCCGGTCTAACGAGCTATATCACGACATTTGGCGGGTCCGATGGGTCAGCGTTACCCGCCGAGTTCACCGGCTCGGATCTGAAAATCCGTACCGCCAACGGCTATTGCGGTATCGACGCGTCAAAGCCTGACGGTACCTATTTCGTCACCTGCAACAGGGCGACCACCACCGACGAGGTGCAGACCACGATTGTCATTGGTGATGCCGGTGGACTCAATTCGATTGCCACCTATACCCTTTTCAGTTCCGACAGCGCGGGCACGACCGGTGCATACTTGGGAGTCAACGGCAACTCAGTACAGGTCGGCAAGTACACCCGTTCGGGTTCGGCGTTCACGTTCACGACGCCGTTCATGTCCTGGTCGGGGCCACTGGGGCAAGGCATTGCGGTAACGGCCTACCGCAAGTCGAACAACTGGGTGCTGGACGTGGGCGGCGATGTCAAGGCCACCGCAACTGATTCCAGCGTGACCACCGGGCCGTCAAACCGCTACGGCGCAGGCATTGTCATGATGCGCAAAACCTCAAGCGGAGGATGGTTTTCGGGCAGCTACCAGTACGACTCGCTGCGGCTGGCGTCGGTGTTCCTGGGCGACTTCTACGCCAAGGCCACCAACTATACGGGCGCTCGGCTACAGCGCGCGGTCGGCGCGGCCAACACCGCAGGCCCTACACATCCGTACTCGTTGGGGGGCAACGCATCTGTCACCGTGACCGGCGCATGGGGTGGCGGTGCCTTCGGCATCATCGGGTTCAGTTCCGATGACGTAACCCCCAATACCGCCAACGGCACCATCGTCGTGAATACCTCCGGGCTCTACTACGTCGAACACCGTGACCCCGCCTGGACATGGACAGCCGGAACAGCGATCGAACCGTCCGCATCAGCGCTCGACGTCGTGATCAACACCGTCAACCACATCACGCTCGAAGGCGACTACAAGCTGCTCGACGGCACAGCCAACACCGACACCGGCAGCTGGGGCGTAACCGGCCACACCGCCCTCCCGATACCGGCGTTCGTGCGCCTCAACGCCGGGGACGTGGTGCAGCTGGGGTACACCGTCACGCTGAGAAACACGGGCGGCTCCTCACGCTCAGGCAATGCCGTCTTCACATTGACCGGGACCGCGCCGGGCTTGCTCGGCATCTACAAGATGGGTTAGTCGATGCCCTGGTCTCCGAACCCGGCTGCGTCGCCTCGACGATCGGGCGGTAAGTGGTCTGCGCACCCGGTTGTGCCGTTGCGTAGATCTACCGGAAAGTGGATCTGGGTACCGCGCCTGGGTGCTGCCGATACCGGCGTTGGTGAGGACTCGGCAAGCCTGCTGGCCCGCTTGACGGCCACCGACAACGGCCTCGGTCAAGATCGCGGCGCACTGCTCGCGCACCTGTCCGGCCTAGACGACGGTCTGGGCTCTGACCGGGCCGCGCTACTGGCCCACCTCACCGGAACCGACACCGCTATCGGCGAGGGCTCGGGCACGGTGTTCCTGAAGTACTTCCTGTCGGGAACTGACGACGCCATCGGCTACGACACCGCCGCACTGCTCGCTCACCTCACAGGGAGCGAGGACAGCATCGGGTCCGATCTAGCCGCGCTACTGGTGCACCTGACGGGCCGTGACGACGGACTGGGCTACGACAGCGCCACCGTGGCCCGCTCGCCGACTGCGCCCCTGCGCACCGACTTCACCGCGACCGGCGCCTACAACTATGCGATTCCCGAGTGGTCCCTGATCATCGACTACGCGCTGTGGGCCGGTGCCGCATCAGGGCAGACCGGCAACGGCGCCGTCAATACGGCGGGCAAGGGCGGCAAGGCCGGTCAACTGATCACCGGCACCCTGATACGTGGCGTTGACATTCCCTGGAGCCTGGCCGCCATCACCGGCACCGTAGGCGCAGGTGGTGCGCAACCCGCCAACAGCGACGGCGCGGGTCCGACCGCAGGCGCCAACACAACCGCCGTGATAAACGGCGCCACCCAGACCGCGATCGGCGGCAGTGGGCAGGCATCAAGTCAGAACGGCGAAACCGCCGCCAGCGCCACCATCGCCGGAACCAACTACACGGGCGGTCCGGGCGGCACCGGGAACGGCAGCGCAGGAACCGCACCGGGCGGCGCTGGCGCGGGCGGAAACGGCGGCATCTTCGGCTCCCGCACACGCGGTGGGCCGGGCGGCAACGGACAAGCGTCATTCAGGGCACGTCAAACCTAAAGAAAGGCAACAACTATGACAGCGGCAGCAGCACACCAGCGGACAATCTGCGACGCCATCACGGCGGCGGGCGTCAAGATCACCGCACACGAGTCCGACCCCGGCACCAACGGCGCGGGCTTGATCGCCACCACCCCGGCATCGTTCAACACCGTGTGGCCAGCGGCCACGGATGGCACGGGCGCAGACGCCGGATACGCCGTCTCGCAAGGCAGTACAGGGACATTGCAAGGCCCTGCCGGGAAAGTCGTTGGATGGTACGGCGTGTGGAACGGCTCGACGTTCCTGCGCGGTCATGCCCTAGACCAAAGCATCACCATCGGTTCCAACCCGGTGAACTTCGACATCACCCCCAAGGCCCGATACAAGGGCGGTCAGTGATGCGCCAGCTGCTCGCGGTATTCGCCCTCTGTCTGGCCATCGGCGCCGCTGCATTTCGGCTCGGCTGGTGGGCATCCGACCAACTTTCGTCCTACGCCCAAGAAATCAACCCACGTATTGAAAGGCAGTACACCCGATGAAATGGCTACGGCACCCGGTTGATTCGCTCATCGACTACGCCGCCGACCGGTTCTATGACCGGCTGCGCGATCGCGTACTGGCCGACCTGGCTCCTTTTGCCGGCAAAGAGCTAGACGCGGCGCGAGCCAAGCTGTCCGATCTGTTCGGGTGGCTGCCGTGAGGTACTGGCCCCTGGACGCTGGCCGCGTCATCACCTCACCGTTCGGCACCCGCGACGGCGGCATGCACACAGGAACCGACTTCGGCTTCCCTGGCGGCTCCGGTGGCCGACCGGTCTATGCCGTGCAAGCGGGCACCGTCATTTATGCCGGTGCCGCCTCCGGATACGGCGGTCCTGATCCTGCGGGCTGGCTCGTCATCGACAGCACCGACGACCAGGGCGGCGGGGTATTCGAGTACGGACACATCGTGCGCGAGGTCGGCACCGGCGCGAAAGTTGTGGCCGGACAGCGCATAGGGCGTATCAACCCCGATTCGGCCACCAATGGCGGTGTCGCCCCACACCTGCACCTTTCCTGGATGCCGCGCGAATACAACCCCGCCCGCAAGCAAGACCCGCTGCCCGTACTGAACGGTGCCGCCGAACCCACCCCGACGACCCAACCGCCAGGAGGTAACTCAGTGACCATCTTCGGGATCGACATCAGTAACAACAACGGCACGGTCGATATAGACCGCGTGAAAGCCGAGGGTTTCCAGTTCGTGTGGGCCAAGGTGTCCGAGGGCGCCACCTTCCGTGACACGTTCTGGCCCCGCACCCGCGACTGGTGCCGCAAGGCAGGTCTACTGCTGGCCGGATATCACTACGTGCGCGAAGGCAACGCCGACGCCCAAGCCGACACGTTCGTCGCGCAGCTGGGGGACAAGACGATTCCGGCCATGCTCGATTTCGAGGACGGCTCGGGCGGCATCGAAAACTATTGGGATGTCAAGGAAGCCATCGAAGCTCGCGGCGTGCATGTGGCCCTGTCCTACATTCCGCGGTGGTACTGGCAGCGCGTCGGCTCACCGGATCTGTCCGGGGTTCCCGGCCTGATCCAGTCCAGCTACGTCACCGGCACCGGATACGCCTCGGCGCTCTACCCCGGCGACAACTCGTCATTCTGGAACGCGTTCGGCGGCAAGGCTCCCGATATTCTGCAATTCACCAGCCAAGCTCAAGTGGCGGGCAAGATCATGGACGCCAACGCATTCCGGGGCAGCATCGAACAGCTGCGCGCGCTGCTCAATCCCAACGAGCCCTCCCCGCAACCCGAACCGGTACCCGGCGACGTGATGTCCTACTTACGGGACATCAAGGCGCAGCTGACCGGATCGCCCGAACTGGGCGAGTACCCCGGCTACCGGCAGCTGGACAACATGACGGTCACAGATTTCCTGGCCTCGCTGGGTAAGCGGCTCGCGGCGCTGGAGAACCGGTCATGACGGCCCGACACGCCCTGCTGTGTTTCCGGGGCACGGGCGGTGAATGGGGCCTGGACTACACCTCCCGAGTAGCGCAAGCATGCTCGGCGCTGGTCGAAGAGGTCGATGTCGATGCCCCCGCGACCATGGGTGCCGCGCCGGTCGGTGCAGCCACAGACCCGCTGGCGCCCAGCGGTTTCGAGTGCGTACACGCCATGGTCGAATGGGCCGTCACATGGGTGCGTAACAACCCCACCCGCACATTCGGCGTCGCGGCGTACAGCCTCGGCGCGATCGGCGCAGTCTTGTTCGCGCGCGAATTCATGCCAGGCGGGCGGCTGGAAAAGTACCGGGATAACTTCCTGTTCGGCGTCACGTTCGGCAACCCCGCCCACGCACGCGGCCACACCTTCTATCTCGGCGAAGACCCTGGCGGCGAGGGCATCTCGGATATCCGGCTCCCCGAAGGCATGTTCGGCTGGGAATGGGCCGACCTCGTGCAAACCGGCGACCTCTACGCCAACGTCCTCGGAAACCCGCTGGTGGTCAAGGTATGCCGCGACGCCTACGCGATCGTGATGACCCAACAGTTGCACAACCCGCTGCGCCTGATATTCGACATGCTGCCGCTGCTCTTGCAGATCGTCGCCGATTCGGTCAACTGGCCACTGTCGATACCGCGCACCATCACCTCGGCGTTCCTGGGCCTGTTCGCCTCCCTGCTGCCGATGCTGCCCGTGAGCAACGACAAGACCGCAGCAGCTGTCGCAGCGGCAAGTCAAGGCATCGGATTCGCGCTCGCCCAGCCTCCAACCGGGCCGCACATCACCTACGAGTTCGCCGAGGTCTGGCCCGGAATGACGTACTTCGACCTGGCCGTACAGCACGTAAACGACTGGGCATCAAGAACACCCGCCCGCGCATGACCCACCCACAACCCGAAAGGAAAAACGCTATGCCCAATCCCGTACCCCAGAACGACACCACACGCCTGATCGTCTATGCGGTCACGTTCCTATCCGTGCTCGGCGGCACAGTCACCCTGATCGCTCTGGGCAAGATGGACGCCGCCAGCGGCCTACAGTGGATCATCTCCGGGGCCGGTCTCATCGGAAGCGGCATGCCTGGCCTCAAGCTCGCCCAAGATATGCGCGCCAGCGGCACAGGAAGCTCTGACGATTCGGATGTGGCTGCCCAGTGACACCGGAGATCATCCAAGCCGTTGGTGTCGCTATCGCCGCGATCCTGACCGCATGGCAGGCATTCACATCGCGTAAGGTCCGCGAACTCGAAACCCGGCTACGCGCCGTCGAATTGGAGCGAGACACGTTCCGCACGAAATTACGGGCCGCTGTCCGGCACATCCGCGAATGGATGGCCTGGGCGATACACCACGCGCCAGGGCAAGCACCACCCGCCTTACCCCTAGAACTACGCGACGAGGTGTAACCGAGGCTAGATACCAGAACCGCCCCACCGTGTCACTTGGTGGGGCGGTTCTGGTCGTTGCTGGCCTTTTACGCGGGCTTGTCGATCGGTTCGGCCTTGTACTTGAATTTGATGTCATCGCCGTTCACTGATGTTGTCGTGACCACGACGGAGTACTTAGTCCCCTCGTCGTCCACAACAGTGCACTTTTGTGTCGCATCGACCTTGCCGTCTAGCGGGCCGTCACACTCGGCGCCGCGAAGGTCGAAATGTTGCCTCTCTTTGACCGCGTCCTTTAGCCCCTGCTCAAGGTTGTCCTTAGAGATGCGCTTGAAATTGCCGACATCGACAGAGGCGTGGCAACCCGAGAGAGCGGCCATGAACAGCAGGGCCGAAGCAATCATCAAGTTAGCCTTCATCTTCCACCACTTTCAGGTTTTGCAGGAACGAAACAAACTCGGGCTTGACAAGATCATACTGGTCACGTGGCGAGCTGAATATCAGCTCCAGCAGATACGACCGGCCATCTGCAGTGCCAGTGGTCGAATACAGGCGATCGCCCCTCACCGGCACACCGGCTTCTATAAACTCCAATTCCTGGCCGTATTGCGATATGGGCTTGTACGAGATGTAGCCGCTGCGGGCGACGGTGGCATTCAACCGGTCAGCGTCGGCCCGCGCATGCTTCTGGACATCGATTGTTGGCCAGTTGATGAAGCACTCGCGCACGACGATGCGTGCCGATGGCACGATAGGCTCTCTGACGTACACCACCACCGCGTACGGGTCGCTCTCGTGGTCTGGGGGGATGGTGGCCCATCCGGCAGGGCCGTCACCGCCAACGTTGACCTTGTACTTGGGCACGTTAGTTATTGACCCACTGCCACAGTTTGCCTAGCTCGCCGCCGAATTCCTTTGGATCAACTGTAATTTCAAATCCCGGTTTGGCGCCTATGCCGAATGCTAGGCCCCAGCTGCCGCCGATCTTCCATTTGTGGTCCGGGGTCTCGGCAAAGGTGAGATGTGCTCCGGCGCCCGCGCCAGCCCACTCCTGTACTTCACCCTTCACTTGGAGACCGTGGCCCTCGTAGTCGAGATGCTGACCGCCACCGATGCCACCGAAGGCGCCACCGCCGATCTGAATTCCGTTCTCTGCTACTGCTTTACCGTTGGTGTATTCCTCGACACCTAGGCGACCGGCGGTGCCTGCCTCTATCTTGCTGCCGTCCCCCAGGTCCCAATGGATATTGCCCTTGTTGTCTATCAGGTATGCGCCCGCGTGTTGCTTGCCCGAAACGGCGTCTTTCTTGACTTCGCCCTCGGCGCCGAATTTTGCTTCCAGCTGTTTGGAATTGAGTTCCCAGTCCCCGCCGAATGCGTGCCCCTTGCGGCCCCACTCGTTGACCTCGCCGCCGAGCTCTCCGGTCTCGCCTTTCGCGATCGTGGGGCCTGAGCCGTCGCCGATCTTGGTCGGATCGCCGAACTTGCCTCCGATAGTTGTGCCGGTGGGCGTGGTGTTCTTGCCCTCCGGGGACTTGTCTACGCCCTTACCGGCCTGGGTGCCAAAGTCCTTGTCCTTCTTGAGCAATTCCTGTTCAGGGATCGGAATCTCCGGCTTGCCTAACTTGTCCTTGAGTGGGACTCCGGGCTGATCCTGCGTCTGCGGCAACCGACCAAGGGTGTCGGTCATGCTACCGACGCCAGCCGGTGTGGTCGCTGCCGGTTCCCCGGATAGCAGTTTCTGGACTTCCGTTGGTGCGAAGGCTTGTGGGTTCGTCTCGGCTACGGCGGCGCGTACGGCTGTGCGCCCGTTGGCGCCGACCGCGCTCAGGTTGATCGCGCCCGCGATTTGCGACTCGGCGCTATGGATTTTGTCCGCAACGCCCTGCGATGCCGAAAACCATTTGCCCGCGCTGTCTTTAAGTTCGTCAGCCGCAGCGGCCACAGTCTGTTTGTTCTTCGCTGCTTGCTCATCGCTCATCCCATCCGGGGCGGTGTAGGTCATCGTGTAATCCTGATTGACCGTTACGCCCTGGATCTGGCGAGCGTTGTCAACGATGTTGTGCCCATTGTTCAGAGCTGGCACCACTTCGTAGGTGACAGCGGCAGTCACCTCGGTCACCAGGCCCTCCACCGTGTCGTGGATGGAGGTGATCGCGTTTGTGTCCTGGCCAGCTTTGTCCTGCGCGGCGGTGGCCGTCTTGCCCCACCAATCCGTCCCACCTGGCGCGTACACGCCCGATTTGTACTCCGCGTAGTCGGACACCAGCGCCCGCATTTCAGCGGCCCAGCCGGGGACGTGCTCTAAATATGAGTTGGGGTTGATTGCCATGAATTCATCCAGCGGCGGAAGGGACATCGTTGCTCACCTTTGCCGATAGATGCTGGGCGTGTTCTTGAAAGCCGTCTCCAGCTCGCTTGACTGCTGAACGAAAGCCTGATGCGCCTCGCTGATCAGCTCCCCGATAACCCGTAACCGTCGAGAGGCAACCCGCTGCACATTCGGGATCGTCTTGGTGGTCATTGACTGGATCGCCGCGAGGGCCGGATCGGCACCCTTGGTGACGTTTTCGCCGGCCGAAATCCGACCATCAATACGGTCAGCTATCGCGCTGAGCTGCGGATTCAGCTTGCCCAATGCCTCAAGGTCGGCCTTCAGAATCTCATCCACGAACCGTTTGCCTCCCCGTCCATAGCTAAGCCGCTGGAGACAAAGCTACAACGCGCGTAGTGGTGCGCGCATGCCAATCGTGACGAGACGGTCACCTCTGTTGGCCTGGTCCCTTAATCCAGATGTCCTGGTTCGCCAGGCGGAATGGTTTCAGGCGTGACGATGTACCGCTCGATGTCGCCCTCCGATGCCGGGGTGACATCGCGCTCGTCCTGCCAGTTTCGCGAGCAACCGCCCTGGTAGTAGGTACCGCCGCAACTGCTGCGCCGGTACTGCGGACTCCAGAATTGGCGCGATCGTGACCACCATGGCCCGTTGGGTCCTTGCTGGATAGGTCCATCGCATATCTTGCGCACCTGCGGATTGAGCCCAAAGACAGGGACCTGTTCGCAGCCGGACGGTAGTGGGTCGGCCTGGGCGGGTGCGGTGCCGAAAATCGTCGCCGCGATCGCGGCGGTGGCTGCGGCAAGCGCCGCGATCTTCCCCATAGTTCGGGATGATAATGCCTGCTGGTCGCGGCTACTGCCTAACGGGATGAGGCCACGCTGGCCCGGTGAAGCAAGCACCGGACCGCGTGGCCTCTCTGACGGTGGTTTACGATTACGGGGCCTTTTCAAGGCCGCCTTAGCTCAGTCGGTAGAGCAGCTCACTCGTAATGAGCAGGTCAGCGGTTCGATTCCGCTAGGCGGCTCTCCTTTATGCCGCGTCGCCGTCCGTCAATATGAGGGACGGTATCGGCGCCCCTCCGATGGGTAGCTGTAGCCGCTCGATGCCTTCTGCTCGGCGTTCGTTCTTCACCTGGGTGTAGATCTGGGTTGACTGGATGCTCGCGTGGCGGGCGAGTTCCTGGGTGGTTCGCAGGTCTACGCCAGCCTCCAGTAGCGCGGTGCAATACCAATGACGCAACCGGTGACCGGCGCCCTGTACGCCTGCACGGGTGAATACCTGTCCAAGCGTGTGGCTGACCGACTCGCGGCGAACATGCCCGCCACTCTTGCTTGGAAACCAGTGCCCCTTGCGAGGCATTTGGTACGCGATTTCGACAACCAGCGGGTGAAGGGGAAGCACCTTCGTGACGTTGCCCTTGCCGTGCACGATCATCGTGCGGGCGATCAGGTCGAAGTGCTCGCCCTTGACCTTGGCGATTTCGTGCACTCGGAGTCCTTGCAGTGTGGCTAGCAGCGCCATAGCGCGTGTTCGTTTCCACATCCGAACGCGCAGGATGCGTCCCAGCTCCTCATCGGTCACTGGTCGCGGCTCGCTCTTGGGACGCCGGGGCGATGGAATGTGGAGCATCGGATTGTCTATGCGATGCCCCTGCGTTTGCAGCCACGAGAACCACGCACGCAATGTGCTGTGATACGTCCAGCGGGTTCGCGCTGACCAGCCTTCGTCACTGTCGGCCCCTTCGGCGAGCCACCGAACGATGTGTTCCAGTGTTGCGAGTTCCGGAGCCACGCCGCACCACTCGGCCATCCGCCTCACGGTCCACGCGCGCTCGGTGACTGTGCGAACAGACAGCGATTGCGCGTATTGCCATGTTGCCCAAAGGTGCAAGAGTGATGTGTGGTGTGAGTGAAGGTTCAGCATTCCGCCCCCTGATGATGAGTTGATGGTTTTCGGCTCCCTGGATTCCCCCCGGTCTCCATGCCGCTCGGCAGAGCACGAAACTATGGCGAGATGGGCTCGGCCACAAGCCTTTTCGGTCACTGTTTGAGCACCTTCCTGTAACTATTGGCACGGGCGTCCCATCGTGGCTTTGGCTCGGCTACCAGCAGATTTGGGTTTGGCATGCAGAAATGTTCCACGTGGCAATAACGTGATTTGACTGTTGCGAAATTCAACGGTCCGCGAGGAATAGGGCAAATCGGTCGGTTTTGCCAATTCCGTAGAATCGCCGTCGCTCGCGTGAGCGGGATTGACCTTCGCCCCACAGCATTACGCCGTTCAACGCGTAGACGACACTCGCGTAGGCCGGTGTGCCGGGCAATCGGAATACACACTCATGCACCGGGCCTAACACATCCGAGGTGCCACCGTTGGATATCCAGCCGTGCACGAGGGCCGCGCGGGCGTGGTGCTGCGCGTCGGTCATCGACTCGCACCCTTGTCATAGGCAGCGACGACGAGCTTCAACACCGCTTCGGCTTGGGCGCGGTCGGCGACTTTGGCGGATAGTAGCTCTCCGGCCCGATCGCCCATGTAGACGGCCCACCCCGTAACCCAGTCCTTGGCCCACGCCACTGTGCGCAGGGCTCGCATCGCCGCCAGGCAGTCCCCGTCGTCCACGATCGCGGTCGCTTCGCAGTCGTAGTGGGCGCGACTGAACGGGCGCTCAGCCTCGTCACCGCTGCGCCGGTATTCGACGTGAGCGCCGCACGCACAGCGTCGAACCCGAATGGTGGCGCCCTCGGTCGCCCTGCTCACGCCGCGATCCGATCAGGCGTGACGGTCGGCACAGTGCTCATGAATAGGGGGACGATTTGGGCGTCTTTGTCAGACTTGTAATGAATAGGTCAGGGGTTCGATTCCCCTGGGTGGCTCCATCCCTTCAGGTAGGGGCCTTATGAGTGTTTTCTGAGTGTCCCCATGAGGGCTGCAGCAGACGATAAATGGACGGCAATTGAGTGACGTGGTCGGCGACTGGCGACGCGCCCCCCGATACTGGCCGTGACCGGGGCGAACCTGGCCGCTACGGACCGCGTCACGCGATGCCACCCATAAATGCAGTGCCAACCGGTCCGGGTGGCCGAGTTCTGTCGTCGCGGTGGCAAACCAGGCTGACGCCGACTGAGGCCATCAGGCTGTTCTTGGGCTATTACGACACAGGTGACGTAGCGCTGGGCTGGCACCTGCGCGAGTAACCCGAATTCGCCGACGCCGGGTAGGGGACGTGCCCACCGCTGTGTGGACACTCCTGTAGCCACTTCTGACCTGGGCGTGATGTTGAAATACCCCTTCCGTGGCACGCAAGGGGTAGCCCGATGGAAAGCGCTGTTGGCGTTCCTGGGCGGATTCATCGGAGTGTTCGCGCTCGTGATCGCGTGCACGGTGGGCGTCGCGGGCAAGTCGAGTGTGGCAGGGAAGCTAGCCCCAACGACGAATAACGCCCCTCACCGGGTCGGGGTGAGGGACGCTATTTCGTTGGGCTGCAATTGGTATGGCCGTGCTCAGTATTGTGGGTCAGGTCGACTTAGGACCAGAGCTCGGGAATAGGTATAGGGCGATCACGTAGAGGATGTCGATGGTCTCTGCCACCACGGACGCGAAATAGGCGACGATGACGCTTGGTTGCAGATCTTCTCATTCCGACCAGATGTATAGCCCGAGTGCAAATGTGGACGCGAACAAGAGCCCTTTGACGGCGTTAATGGCTCCATTGATCATGGTTGCTCGGTAGCCGTAGGCCGCCTGTAGTTCCCGCGCTGGCCTACGACGATGGCCAGTTGCGCTTCCAGGTCGCGGACCTTCCGTGATGTAAGGGCCTGCCATCCGGCAAGGATTACTCCGAACACGCCGCCAATGGCCTGGATCAGTTCGGGTTCATTCGGCCGGTCCGTCGGATCCGCCGCCGCGGAGGGGCGGGCCGAGGTGGGGCGGGCGGGTTATCCCCCTGGGGCAACCCCGGTGACCACTAGCTGTCTCGTTAAAAGCCCATTTCAGAATGCTTTATCAAGATCGATATGCTCTACTAGGCAAACCCGCTGAACAAGCGGCCGACCAGCACATGGGGAGGTTTGGCCACGATGCATAGAACGGCAATCGCTCTACTCCTACTTGCAATCGCGCTATCTAGCGGTGGTGTCGCCGCCCCCGTCGCCAGTGCCGATCTGGTGTCCATGTCACGCGAGGACTGCGACGCGTGGAAGGAGCCGCTATTCGTACGTAAGGACAAATTGGAGGCGAATTTGTCTGGTCATGCGCAACGCATACAGGCCCTCCGAGCGGCTATGACTAGGCATAACAACAGGCAAATCGACAACACCAACCAGGCTGCGGTTGATGCATACAACAGCGAAGCTGATCAACTGAATGCCCAGGTGGCCCAGCTCGATGCTGAAGCTGATCAACTCAATGCCGCGAGAGATGAATGGAGCGATGAGTTCGACCGGTTTCTCGCCCAATGTGCGGACTACTACGCACCAATCGCTCCACGGCAACCCACCCCTCCATTGAACAGCGCTGCCCTCATAGACCTCGCCGCGAGGCTGGTGGACTCACCGGACGATCAGAATTAGTCCCATCAGTTCCTCTCGGTCACGAAGGTGACGCCCGGCTGATAGACCAGCTTGTCCGACTTCTCGCGGTTGTGCACCCGATGAGCTGGCACGATGTTGTCGAGTGTGTCGGGTCCGCCCTTGGTCAACGGGATGACGTGGTCAATGGTGAAGCTCAGCGGATCGAGATAGTGCGCCGCATAGGCGATCGGCTCACCGCACCAGTGGCACGGCGGCTGAGGACCGAACGGACTAGGCGGTAGTCCGCGAGCGATGATGCGACGGTGCTTGTCACGGGTCGTGGTGTTGCACTAGATCACTGCGGTCTCCAATCACCCTGCCCTGAAACGACAAAAACCCCAGCTAGGCCGGGGTTTTCATGCAGTGAACATAGTTGTCCCACCGACATGTTGGGACTCATTTTGCCATACGTGCAGGTCAGTAGCGGTTACTCCGGTTTGGTGCGTGTCGCGCGATGCGCTGCCAGCTGGGGTGCATCCCGTATGGGCAGCCGCGACGGTACGTGTGTGATCACTACGCCCGTACCGTGCTCGTTGAGCCGTACTTCGCCGTCGGCCCATGGCTGGACGGACAGCGGTACTTGCACCGTGCGAGTACCGAGTTCATCCTCATTGACCGGTGGCAGCCAGACCACCTGATAGCCCTGTCGCCGAGATGGTGCAACAGTGCCCGCGCCACCTTCCCAGCGATCTCTGCCTGTGACAAGACCGCCGTTTCGTCACTCTAGCCCTGCCTGACCTCATTGCGTACGAGCCGCTTCCCCCGGAAGAAGTCCGGGATTGCATTGATGACCTCGCCCATGGCCGTGAAAGCGTCCATGGGCGAGATCTACGCGGAGAGTCCGACATGACGGCTAGAATGCGGGCAGGATATGGAGATCTGGCGAACACGGTCCGACCCACCGACCGAGACGTGGTGCCCCATCGTCGATGTTGCTCCAAGATCGCGGTACCGCGCGAGGGTCTTCATGCTGTGCCTACCAGCGGAGATGCAAAGCCCGCACTTCTCTGGCTAACTCAATAGCAGGGGTTTTATCGACATGGCAACCATGTTTGTGTAATGATCTGCCCAGGGTCGCGTTCAGCGTCGGCGGAAGGGGCGGTTGTATTCATGGTCATGAAGGATCGTTGGACAATGCCCGCAGGTTTGCGGCGTGCGTCGGCGCTGGTGGCGATTGTCGCCCTGGTGATCGGCGGAGCGAAGATCGTCGATGTCTACACCCTCCCGGGTAGTGGCTTTTCGACGGTCGCGACCGTGGCCGCGGACCCAACGGGACCTCCGGGGCCGACCGGCGGCATGGACGGTGGGATGAATGGCTCCCAGTTCCAGCCACCGCAAATGCCCAGCTCAATGCCTGACTACCAGGGCGGCAACAACCAGCCGCCGCTGGATCAGAACTCGGGTATCAGCATATACAACACGGGATCGCCTGGTGTGCAACAGGTTCCGGGCCAGCAAGGTGGGCAACAGGCGCAACAAGGTTGGGACCAACCTGCCCACGGCACGCAGATACCCGACTACCAAACCAATCCCGGCTACACCCAGGGGCCCGGGAAGCCAAACCCCGATTTCCAAGCACCGCAAGAACAGGCCCCGCAGCAAGGCCAGCAGCCACAACAAGGCGACACGAACCAGGCTGCGCAGCAGCCGAGTCAGGAACGCGAACCGTCTCAAGTCGATCAGCAAGACCGTCAGATCCAGCAACAGTGCGAGCTGCAGGCCGAGGATTTGGGTCTACTTGAGGAGTTCCTGTCATTCGTCGGGGAAGCTCTCGGCGGCGCAGGGGATGTCTTCAAAAAGCCCGAACGAAAGTTCGCTCCCGCACCGCAGTGTGGCATCTGCGGCAAGCCAATGCTGCCTCAGCGCCCTGCCCCGCAGTCGCCGGCGCCTCCGACTCCGCCAGCGCCAGTGCCGTTCAATAACTACACGCCTAAGACATGGGGCGCATGCCCGGTCGACGGGAGCAAAGAAACTAAGGTTGTAGCCACCTTCCTGCGTAGCGGAATGTCCTCGACTCTCGGTTCAGGTGTCAGCACCCTGTATTGCGGGACGTCAGGCTATGGCTTGAACCACCTCTATGCGAGGCATCACGACCAAGACTGGCAGAATAAGAGCTTTGAGGGTGGGAATCCCGGCAACTGGCGTTATCTTGCTGATTATGCAATTGCCGCTGTACTTGCATATCCGCAAGGTGCGGTTTATCAGCCAGGAAACAATACATGGATGTACTATCGTCAAGTCGATCTCATCACGGCTGATGGAAAAGTGATTCCTGGTCACTCCTTTTGGGCTCGCGTAGTGGTCTCGAATTCGGATGGAAAGATAATCACCGCCTTCCCGTCGAGCTCGCCCCCAATCAAGTAATGGTGCGTTGCAATGAATACTGAAGATAGAAATGCGATCGTAGAACTGGCCGAGATGGTCGCTGAAGGAACAGAATGCACATTGGAGGAGGTGTCTACGGGCCATTGGATCGTGCGAGTTAGCGGTAGCGAACGGACGCTGGATTTTATTGTGGATCCTCCGGGGGCAAAGCTGATAATTGAGCATCATGGACGAACCGTTAAGCGCGTGTGGCCAGACGATGATAGTTTCCATGCTGGGCTGAAGATCCTCGCTGTTCATATCGACGAATTAATTGCCACAATGAATAGTGATAGGAATCGCATGGTCCTTGCGCGGGAAGGGGTGTATCTGGAATGAATCGAAACCCACTCAGAACACTAATCATCATCTCGCTCGCGATATCGGCCTTCGGCGCTTGTAGCAGACAGGGGCACGTTACATCAAATCAGGAGTCAGCGACAGCCGACCAGCGATGCACTGCAATCTCTGAAAAGCTCGGGAGCAGAATCGAATTCCTCAGGCAAGCGCAACACATCGTTCTTCCTTCTGATAACAATGATATGAGGCTCGGATGCGGTTGGCATAGGCCCAGTGACGAAATGGCGTTATCGGTCTACATCACACGACCGGGAAATGTGCATGATGATATTGCGGAGACTCGCAAGGAGTACTCGGGCCAGAATGAGCCCATAGTTGAAAGCCCCGTATCGGGTGCGACAGTGATGCGCGTACCAGGGATTCCTCGGACGATCGCGTTCACCGAGGCTTGCAGAATCGACGTACTTACGCCTGCTGACTTACGCGATCTAGACCTTTCTCACGTCGTGGTTGAAGCAGTGCAGACCGTGGGCTGCAACCCGCTGGACAACCACCAACCCGAAGAAAGCAACCGGGACTTCGATCAGATACCCGGACAATACCCGACTCCGGCAACGCTCACTGGCAACGGAGCAAATGAAGCCGTCGTGGGGTCCTGTGCGACGCTGAAAGGCCGACTGGTCGATGCGACGTTGGTCACCGTGGACTGCGGATCGCGTGAAGCCGTCTACAGAGTCATCCAAAGGGTGAATGTCCCAGGAGAATGCGTCCAAGATGCAGACCGCAAGTTTTACCGCAATACCAAGTCTGGTGGGCAGTGGACTGCCTGTTTGGATTTGAAATGGGACGAAGCGCTCTGCGTAAACATTGGTGATTCCGAGGTCTCAAAAGTCGAGTGTGGCGACCCGAATAGTTCGAGCAAGTTCAAGCCGACGAAGGTAATTTTGAACACTACAAATATTCACGACTGTCCAGACGGCGGATTCCAACACCCAATACGCCGATTTACCGTTTGCACCGAGCCGCAGAAGTAG